ATTTATCACCTTTTACAGCAGCTTCAATAGTTGCATCATAAGCTGCCTGATCCTTTAATATATCCTTAAGTGTTCCGTTAAGCTTAGCAGCATTAAGATCAGCTGTCTTAGCCTTAGCTCCATTATGAAGAATGCCACCAAGAACACCTCCCATAATAGCACCAGCAGTGGCAGAGAATCGAAGCTCGTTAGCATCAATACCGCCAGTGCCTCTATTACTCTGATGGGCAGCGTCGATAGCACTATTAATAACTGCGCCTTCCCCAGCTGCAAGACCTGCCTTAGCTGTAACGCGGCCTAGCTTCGCGGCCGCCCCTACAGCTTCGACTCCGCGCCCAAACTTCGCAGCGCTGGCCCCCGGAATGATAGCCAGCTCAGGGTCTGCTGTTAGGCCATTAACAAGGTCTGCAACAAATTTTCCTGGATCGGTTTTAATAGCCTTTGTCGTATCTTCAAACTTTGATTTTAAGCTTTCTGGTACATTGGCTTTCAGCTCCTCCATATGAGCTTTTGCTTCAGCTACCTGGATAGGGGAGTAGTCATCTGTGTTAGATATAATATGAGCACTTTGAATGTATTTTTGTACTTGATCATATTTAAGTTTTTGCTGATTGGCCTGATTACCAATACCAGAGATAATTTGATTTAGGGAATTATCTTTTAAGAAACTTTCAAGAGGATTTTTGATCGATGAAAGGAATCCTGTCTTCTCACTATCAGTAACATCCTCTGGAGAGGGCTGGCCATATCCAGGAGGAAGTGTTGTAGCCATCTTTCCGAAATCATAGTAACCAGTATCTTCAATTGATGTACCTGGAATTGCAGCAAGAAGAAGTTCTTTCGCTGTTAATTTTCCTTTATTAATCTTATCCCAAGCAGCACGCTCCTCGGTAGTCATAGGACGCCCTGGAGTTGTTTCTTGATCAGGCTTATTAAATCCCTCCTTAATACGACTGAACTCATCTATAAGAGGTTGAGATACTCCTTTTAGAATATTCTGAAGAATACTATCGTTATTGTCGGAAGGTTTAACAGTGCCACCAAAGGCATCAGCAAGACTAACTTTCTTAACCCCATGAGCCTGACTTGTAGCAGGATCAACAAGGCCTGGCATATTTATGTCAGCTCCATTAGCCAGATCAGTTTTCATCTGATTCATTGTATCAGGATCAGTTGAGAAGTCAGCAGATTTTTGCATCTGTCGAATGATACTATCTACTTGTTCTGGGGTACGCATCTTGTTCCCAACTGGAGTTGCTCCAGCAGGAGGAATCCCCATAGCGTCTTGTAAAGATACAACTGGCATTTATATCTCCTGCTGTCCCAATTTGGGACAACACTTAATCGGGAACATTAAAGTTAGTACCATCCCACTGACCACGACCCTTAACAGTGATATACCAACGGCCTTTTTTCAGGGAAGATGGATCAATCTTATTATCAGTTACTGGGAGTGGAAGGGCATCATCAGGAGTTTTTCCCATTCCATTGAACTTAACAGAGTCATCATCAAAAGGATTAAACCGGCCAGCCTTATGGATATCCCAGTCACCTGCATTATTACTCTCAGCTACTGCTCGATTGACAGCAGTCTGCCAAGTTAATCCTTTATTACCCTGTACAAGTGTCTGAGCTCTAGATGCAATATCCTGAGCACCGGCATCCAAAGCTTCTGTATCTGTTGGAGGCTTACCATCAAATATCTGATTTACAATCGCAGCTTGAACAGACTTAATCTGAGGACCTGTAGGAGCTGTAGCAGCTTTACCTGTCTTTTCATCCAGTGTATTCTTACGTTTAGTCTCCTCTAGTCTAGCTCTTTGAAGGCCAAGGCTGGTAGCCTTATATTGAGCATCTACCGCGTTACGCTGCTGAGTAAGTTCTTGATTACCTGATAACAGCGTTAACTGGGCCTTATCCTTAACAGACATAGCGGAGTCTGCAAGATGCTGAACAGCTGCTGGGTGGTAGGGAATCTTCTGAAATGTCTGCAATTGTTCAGGAGTAAATGCACCAGAATCAGCAAGTTGTTGCTGTGCCTGATTCCACTCTTCCTGATTAGTAGCAGAGCCAAGTGTACGTCCAAGCATATCAGACTGCTTAAGCAATGTTTCCGCAGCAGATTCCTGCTGTTTAATTTTACTTGTAGCTGCAGCTTGTTCATCCTTACCAATGGTGGCCCCATTCTTATAATACTCCATAGCCATCTTTGGGGCGCCAAGCTGCATTAATTTCTGTGCAGTTTGTAAGAAAGCACTATGCATACTATCAGTGGTATTTGCATTAGGATCAGCAGTTGGTACGCTCCCTTGCCCGAGAGAAATTTTACTCATCATTTGACGAGCTTGCTGATCCAACTGCTGATCTTGTTTATCCTGCTCATCAACTCTTTGAGCTTGTCCAATAGCAAGTGCATTCATCTGCACCTGCTGATCGTTTAGCTGACTCTGCTGAAAAGCTTGATCTCCAGCAATTCCGAAACCTACTTGATTTGCCATAATAACTCCTTAAGCTCCAGTTACCGGAGGTGGAGTAGATGCAGGAGGGGCATTCCAGGCCTTATATGCTTTCTGTCCCCAATATACAGCAGAGTTAATTAATTGAGAATTATTGTCAGCTCGCGTTTGTGCTGCTTGATTTGCAAGATCAGCGCTACCACCAGCAGCTGTTGCTGGATTCTGTCCGGCCCCACTTGTCAGCGCAAGGTTATTAAAGGCCTGCTGATATACATCTCCTCCAGCTTGAGCGGCAGCAGCAAGAGCATTACCACTCCCTGTATAACCCTGCGCAGCCATTGTTCTAGCAGCAGCATCTAATCGAGCTTTATATTCAGGAGTTGTAGTAATACTAGTAGGATTACTCATTAATGAATTAAGTTTTTCAGCGGCAGATGCTCGATACGGAGCATAAGGATCGGCGGCAGCTTGGTACTGACCAGCTGCTTTTGCCTGTGCTTTCTGCTGCTGCTTACTAGAAAGATACCCACCTACAACTGTTACTGCTGCCGCTCCTACTGCTACCCAAGCCATTAGATAACTCCCAGAAGCCTTTTCATACTAGCTTCATCTACCAACAAATTTCCATCAGTATCTCGAAGATCTTCTTCCGAGATAATGAGCTCTTCTTCCAAGGCTTTCGTATCTTGAGTGTCGGTAGGATGAACAGTTACCCAGCGAGTATCTTCTACAATGTAGAGGACTTTCTTTACTCCGGCTTTGCTAAGAAATACATCACCGGCTTGTACCTCTGATATACTATCGTCGGGATTAATAAGACGCACAACACCTTGAGTAATAATATTAAAGTGTTCAGTCCTATGCATCTTACCGATGACAAAAGTACCAGCAGGCATAAAGATTTCCCTCATATAAACATGAGGAGCAAAATGGTGCTGCACAGGCATGGGAACTGCTGGAGCATTATCTCTAATAATATCCTGCATAGCAAAGATTTTAGACAGACTATCTGCGTCACCAGAAGTTTTCTTTGGAGGAGGTGTAATAATAATCACACTATCAGGAGTTGGGCTGTCCATTTTTCTTTTCCTCTGGCTTCAACTGCGGAGCCATCATATATATAGCATTTAAGTATTGACTCTGCTCATCTTGCTTTGTCTCAATCTTTGACATTCTTGAGTACATACTAAGAGAGAGCGCAATAGTAATACCAAGAGTTATTGAAGCTACAAAGAACAAAATAAGAGCGAAGAATCCACCAGACTGTACAACAATAGTAGCACTACCAACTGTACTATTATTGCTATCTACTTTTTTAATACCGGTTAGCCAACGATTCCCAAGGATTTCCAATCTATCTAGCTGCTCCTTTAGTTCACTCTCTTGTGATACCATGAAGGCTCCCCTTAATCTCATGAACCATACCAAGAATCTTTTCAACTGTTATTTTTACAGCGTCTAGATTATTAGTACTCTTAGTGTAAAGAACTTCAAGCTCAGCTTTCCTTGCATACTCCTTTGCGACCTCTTCTCTAAATCGCATATGAGCTAACCACAATCGCCATACTGCACCTACAAGAGCTACAATAATAGCCTCAGATGCCCATAGTAAAAAATCTGCTAGCATATAGCGTACCTAATATATTAATAAAAGTAATTAATGATTTCCTGCATTATAATGATTTAATACTTGAGCTGATGTTAGAGTATATGTATATAGGGCAAGATTGGATAGATAACCAGCTATAGTAAAGGATGTATTTCTAGCTCCTATAATACCCACGCCGCCAGAAGAACTTCCGGGATATACATCTGTCGATGATGCGCGCAAGATACCATCTATATAAATAAAATTTCCTGAAGCTGATAAGGTAGCAACTAGATGGTGTGTTACATTGTTAGGAATATAGGATAGATTTGCAGTAGCATGGCCAGTACCCCCCCAAATAATGGTAGGACCTGGGGTACCATTTATTAGGTCAATTGAAAAATCATTAGGGAAGTTCATAGACATTAAGGCTTGACTGGTACTAGCTCCAGTAATCTTAAACCAACATTCAAAGGAGGCAGTATTACTAAGAGTAATAGTGGTATAAGATAGATGATTAGGATTGGTTCCTGGAAAGGAAAAACAAGAGCCTAGCGCACTGTATAGGGCAATCTCATTTGGTATTACCCCAGAGGGAAAAGTAGCATTTATTCCACTAACAATATCTATAGCAGGACTAGACGTATCATTTAACGGCCAGTAGCAATGAGGAGTATCTGATAATATAAGCGACCGATAAGAAATTCCACTTCCTAGCAATAGGCCTGCATGCCCTTGTATAGAAGTCATCAGGAAAATGCCTTAGCAAGTGTGGCATTCCAAGTAGTACCTTGATCAAATGTAGTGATTGCTAATACATCTTTTGTGGAAAGAACAGTACTTACAGTTCCAGCAGTTCCTCCTGCCCACTTAAAAGATGCTGGCCATGTAACTGTATGGGCAGTTGTAGCATCTTGTGTAAACTTAATCATAAGAGTACGGGCATATCCAGATGCTGGAAGATTACTGAAAGTAATTGAAGTTACATTAGCGCTAATAGAAAGAGTAAAATAATCTCCTAGATCGCAATTAATTGCTACTACACCGGAAGATATGGATAGTGCAACAACAGCATCAGGGATATTAGAAGAGATAAGAAATACATTACCACCTATAGGAGCAATACTATTAACAGTAGATACAGAACTAGCACCGGCAACTGGAATACCTCCAGCAGTAGTGCCGTCACCTATATATACTGCCCCTAAGTCAGTATCATAGCAAAACTCTCCTATAAGCATAGTGACAGCAGTACGTTGAGCAGTTGTTCCTCGTGCTACTTGAATAGAACCTAAAAGTGATATGCTCATACTGTTATAATTCCTGCATCATAGGAGTCAGTACTACGAAAGGGAAGTGATCCTCCATCAATAGTATCATCATAGGTAATATTAATACTTCCTCCATCAAGAGCAGTAATTCCAGCGCCTACTGCTCCTCCAGTACCATTACTGATAGCATAGATACGTCCATCAGCACCTACTGTTAAATCTGTTATTGTATAACTTCCTGGGGTAATTCCAGTATCTACTAAATCAATAACTGGATTACCAGATATACCATCACCATTAACTACACTAATTCTATCCGGCGTTCCCTCAATAACTCTGCCATTTACAGTTCCATCAGTACCTATAGATAGAAAACCGGAGCCAGAGAATCCAGCAAGATTAGCTATAAGATCATTGATTAGGTTAATTTTATCCCGAATCTGAATAAACCATCGAATCCAAGTTACGCTAACTTGTTTACTATCCTTTGGAAACTTCTCAAGAATATCAGCCTTGTTAGGAACAGGTGGAATTGGCCGTGTGTTATCAGGCATTATAGTGTACCGATATCATACTGAAGTTCAATAGCCTTCAGGCGCAGACGACAATCTTGTGCATGCTGAAACTTGTAAGCTCTCTTACGAAAAGTTCCGTTATTATTAAGCTGTGGATTAGCCTGTCCTAAATTAACCTGACGAGGCTTACTCCAAGTCTGATAATCATCATCTGACTTACTAACAAGAAGAATACTTCCAGTTTGTTGATCCCCGACAAAGTTCATAATCATATTACTCTTATTCCGATGAGTATTAGCATCGAAAATAGGAGTAACAATCTCAACTAGAATTACATCATTTAGATCTTTTGTATAGTCAGAACTGGCATAATAAAGTCTACCATTAGTTTCGTGCTGTAGAATATGTCTCCCCTGTGCATCGTAAGTAGACGCAACAATTGGGAAGTAATTACCATTGGCATCTGTCCACTGATGCCAACGATCTTCTACAATGTCATATGCTAGAGTTAGATTAGAATTCTTAAAAGTCACTACATAAAAATTATGACCATCTAACTTAAGCTGCCAGCTCATCATAACAGATGTATCAGCATCAGCCAGAAGCTTATCAATATACTTAGTAGATATAATACGAAAGGCAAGCTGTGCCATCATACCTACCTGCACTGATGCCGTCTTATTAGTTGTTACCCAGAAAAGGGTATCATCAATACTCTGCACACTATCAGCATTAGTACAACCATAACTGAGCTTAGAACCTTCAACAGGTCCAAGAGGCGATCCAACAGCATTACCTGCATCAAAGAATACTTCGGTTGACCACTGCTTAAGGGCAATAGCATATACAAGTTGTTTAGCCATGCATACACCTCCATCTGGCTCAATCTGAGCACGGATGAAGTTAAGTGCGTCCCAATCACCAGTAACACTTACTGAGTTAATAGCACTTCCCCAAATTACAGAGAAGAGGTCCATCACATACTCAGGTCCGTTAAGATATGCCCAGCCTTTAACAGTTGTTTCCGGGTATGAGATATTAATAGAATGAAGGTTTGCAGTAACTCCACCTACATCCCAATAAGCATACCCCTGCTTACCATTGTTAAATACAAGCTTAGGAATAGCTCCCAGAATAGATGACCACTGATAAGTACCTCCAGTTACATTAAGCCCAGTACCTACAGATACACCGTCCCTATATAAGGTACCATTAAAGATAGTATATGTATGTCCTTGCCAGAAGTAGGCACCTTGGCCAATCTGTCCATCTGCAATTACACCAGCAGATGCCATCCCAGGCCTCTTAATAATATACAACTCTCCAGTAGCTGGATCAGTCTCTGTATAGCAGTTGACAAGCTTAGCATCCTTGTTAGTACTACTATCACGATTGGAAGTAGATACTACAAGAGGTAGCCTGGGAGGGAGAGCAACAGAAGGCCACTGAGTCATTGGAACTTACCATAGCCATAGATCATACGCTGATCAATTGAGAAGCGAGTAACTGTATCCTCCACATCCCAATCTTCCAGAGCTTCCCTAAAAGCAGTAGCGCGCTGAGCACAGCGAGTCATGATAGCTTCTGGCTGTCCTGTAGCTAGATCATCAGCAAGTCCCCAACGAAGTGCAATACGCCACTCAGACGGAAACATCATATCAGCTTCCAAGTTAATAGGATTGTCTACTTGTACTTGAAGAAGCACGTGAGCAGTATTGGTAGCCTCTTCTGTATCTGGAGTATTCCAGAAATATACTTCCAAAAGATCAGACTGCTTATTGGTGAAGTAAGAGCTAATAGTCCCATTATTCCCAGATACTTGAGACAAACGCATCCACTCATCCCAGGACAATGATACAAGTGGACGCTTTACAAGTCCAGAAGTTATAAGAACATAAGCCTGAAGGATACGTGATGGCTTAGCCATCACAATATCCCCAGTTAATCCCATTGTATATTTCTGCTGTCCAGCTACCAAAGTGATAGCTTGATCTACTAACAGAAATAGTTTAAGTCCCTGTGTCTGCCACAGATTAATTACGTCACAAAGACGCCGCATCCCCTCAGTGAGTTGCTCACTGTTAGGCTCCTCACCTAATCCAAGAAGGCCCGCATCATGGTAGGCATCATAGATAATGCCATAAGGAGTATTGGAAACTGGAGCTGTCATAATAGCTCCTTACATCGGGTTAACAGGATCAGACTTGATAAACTCAAGATATAGAGTATATGGGGTAGTAGCTGCTGTAGTAAGAAGTACATCCCCTGTTACTCCAGTGCCAGCATTATTAGGAATACCTGCAGTAGACTCAAAGCACATATCAGCATCATTGCTACCAGACAAATTCAGTAATACTACATCAGTAGTAGCATCCCAAAGCAGCTGCATAGTAGCCGCAGGATCTAGGCTGTATGTTAGTTTCTTAAGACGAACCCTTGTACAAGGTGGATCAAGCATAGATACGTCAACAAGAAGGCTAGCAGCCTCAGCCACAGCCCCATCAACCTTAATAATATAATTTCGAAAACCATCTTCGATTACTTGAGTAGAGAACGCCATGATTAACGCTCCTGAGCAGCAAGTTGAAAATCAGCAGTCATAGTACGAATAACAGCGGTACTAGCCTGCACAACAAGAGTAGGATTCAAAAGACCTGCTGGTGGGGTAGCAATACTTGTAGCATAAATCTTAGCTTGCGGCCCAAGAGTTGCAAAATCTTGACGTTTGGCGCCAATTAGATTAGTACCACAGAAGATATTCACATTACCAAGACGATCTACAACAAAGCCAAGATCAATATCGGTGGCAGCGACGGCGACAGTAGGAAGAGTCACAACTGCCTGAACAGCACTGCCAGACATTACAGTAAAAGTGATAGCCGTAGCACCAGAAGCTTTCTTAAAAAAGAAGCCGTTAGTAACTGTAAGAGGAGTAGCACTAGTCTGAATCAGACCTACCTGTACTGTAGATAGCGTGGCACTATCCAAGTTAATACGAGTAAGATATGCAAGCTTATTACCAGCGATATAAGAGAAACCAGCAGCAGGTTCCTGCATAGATACAAAATCAGATATAACACCAGTAGTAGAAAGGATAACACGACCGCCAACACCAGCTACTGATGCAACTGATCCGGTAGCTGCAGTTACCGTATAACCACCTACATCATAGGGAAGAAAATCATCCGCATAAGTAGCATAGAAGAATGGGTCAGGGATACCGATCATGCCAAGAGGCTGATAAGATGCATCCTGAGTAACGCCAGAGGTGAAGCGAGTGGGAGAGCTGCTCATACTATATACTCCAAGTGATAACGCCAATGTTAGGCGGGACTTGCATCCCGTTATACTTGTGTCCCAAATTGGGACAATAGTATGGGGGAGTATTACCTCCCCCACCACTACTTCTTACTTACCTTTTTTTACCACCGTGATAGTTCTTCATGCCTGGAGCTGCGCCAGCTTTTCTTGCAAGATTTCCAATAACACCACCTGGAACTCCTTTAGCCTTCAACTGCGCAGCCCTACCGCCATAACCTAACTTATTAGACTTCCCCTCAAAGGTGCCAGATTTCTTAACACCTGCCATGACAGTTTCTCCTATTACGGGCCATTAGAACCAAAGATGCCACGGGGATCAGTAGCACCAACCGAGAAGCGCATGTAGGTAGCCGCTTTCGCATTCTTCGTATCAAAATCGTTGTCCTGATCAAACTCAGGCTTGCAACGCCAGAAGAACGTCATACCATTCGGAATGTTAGTGCGGACAAACCAAGCAGATGGATTGGTGAAGTAGTGATTCACCTTAATGCCTTCAGGGAAAGCATTGGTGGCCTTAAGCACGTTAATCGCATTGTTAGCGGTATCATTCTGCAATACCGACTTCAAGATACGATTCGCGTTGTAGAACTCCTGCGGAGCAATATGCAAGGACTTAGGCATCACAGCAATCTTCAAGCCACGATCATTAGTGGCATTCATGATCTGAATGTTGATGTCCTCCAAGGATGCCTCACTCAGATCAGCACCAGGAGTCAGTGCATTACTGAAAGTACCGCCAGAAGCATTAACATGAGCAGCACTGATAAGAGGCTGACCATCGGCGGTAGTAAAGTATGTACCAGTAAATCCGTCGTTATAGATCAGGGCAGCCACATTCTCTGCAGTCTGATTGATAGAGAAGGCATTTGCCTTCGCACGACGCATGGAGACTTCCTTGTACTGATTATCCTGTAGCTCCTCATACGTGACAATATAGCCAAGAGCATATGCGATATGCGCATAGGTAGTCACCCAACCTTGCTGCTCAGAATCATAGGAAATACCTTGACCTTGCCCCTTAATTGGGGCCAGCCCAAAGCCAGTTACCTGAACATCCTGCTCATAGGCCTTGGTGGAAGTATCCATATCATACAGATCGGAATACTCAGTAGGATGAGCGTCATATACCTGACCCCAGATAGCATGAATACCAGGCCAAAGGAGTTTCGGATGAGTACCAGTATTGATTACGCCTGCCATAACTTACTCCTTAAAGACCCGCGTTGCCGAGATAGAACTCGGAGTTATTGATCTTGACCAGCCACTTAGCATACTGCCCAAAAGCATTATCCTGTCGCTGAGCAAGGCCCAACAAACGGACCTGCAAGGTGTTAGTAGTACCCTCAGTAGAGTTGTCAAGCTGCCAACCTGATACAAAACCATTACCAGTGCCAGAAGCAAGATTGCAGTTCAAGCCAACCTCAGCAGCAGTAAACGGAGTACCAGTACCGATCTCCTGAACTTCAAAGATCATATTAGGATCATCACAGACAAGAGCATACCAAGTCTTAGTCTGAGCAGCTGCTGGACGATAGGTAATGTCCAGATTCTGTGGATTAGCAATCAAGCCTGGACTAGTGCCCAAGCCTACAATCACACCTCGGATAGCGCCAGTAGTAGCTGCAAGAGTAATACCTGCAATACCCTGGGCATCAGAAGTACCGCTACTAATAACAGGATCACCGATATAAAGCGCTGTGGTATACGCTGATGCAATGGAATACAACTGGACCTGCTCATTGAAAGGAGCACCAAGGATGCTACGTACAGGAGACAGGCCGGTAGGACGATTGGCGTTAGCCATGTTTACGTTCTCCGCTTAGGAACAAAGAGGTCAGGTACCTTCCCTTTAAGGGAACTTCCTGGCTGTTCAAAACCATGATACTTCTTACTACCATCAGCTCTCGTTTCTCCTGACCTGCCTTCACCAATCGTTCCTCCGCGTAAAGCAGTTGCTACGTCATCAGTACTTGCGTTAACAATAGACTGCGCGTAATCAAAATACTCCATTGGACACTCCATTAAGTACATCCGACCTGGCTGACCTGTTGTATCAAGTTCACCGCCGGAAATAATACTTACACGAGTACCAAGATCAGTATTACCAGTCTGATCTGAGTCTCCACCCAGATCAAAGTTATTGATACTTCCTTCCTCTAACTCTTCAGGTTCTACAAAACGATAACCTGCTTGCTGCGCCCGAGCAATACGCTCAGGAGTACCACGAAACCAATGCCTATGAAAACCATCCCTTTCAGGAACTTGCAATCGCAGGGTTGCACTTGTCATCGGGCGATAGCCCTTGGGAAACTCTACACTACCGTTTGCAGGATTGTTCTTTAACTCAGCCATTTTGCTTCTCCGAAATTGAGAGGAAATTAGTTTGCATCTTTATAGTAGATACGGGCATATTCCGTCTCCCAATCCTTTTGAGTAGCAAACTTCTTATCTTTACCTACAAGGTATGGAGCATCCTCCATGCATGCCTGTTTAGCCTCCGTAGGAAGTGATGCGAAGCTCTTGGCTCCGGCACGAGCTGCGCTACGGCCTCCGCTACCCCCCTCCACCCTCGCACTACGGTTCGGCGGGGTGGATAAGTCGGCGGAGCTATCATCCAACATTGCTAGACATTTATCGAAAAAGGCTCGGCCTTGAGTCTTGTCGCCATCTTCTCGTAGGTCTTCCGCAATGCGGACAAGTGCTTTTGTTCGTTTCTTATTTTCGGGATTTGTAGTATCACCAAACCACGGGTTCTCCTGATTCCACTCAATGAACTGAGGATCAAGATCAGTGGTTGTAGCAGGTTTCTTATCTTCTGGTTCTTTCTTTTCTGCAGCGGTTTGGCTGGCTTTCAGTTCATCCAATTTATCCTGAACTTCAATTTCAGCGTCTACATCGCCGTCATTTCGTGCCTGCTTCAACTGCTCTACCAGTTCTGCCTTTGCAGCAGTAACCGCACGCTTGGTAGCTTCTGTGTAATGAGCATCCAGACGTTCGATAGCCTTTTGGGCATTTTGCAGTTGTGTCTGTAATGTACCAATTTTTTGATCTCGTGTCAAGAGTTCATTTTTCAGACGGACATTGTTCTGTTTGAGTATGGGCATCAAGTGACGACCACGCTCTACAAATGCTTCAGCAGTCTCCCAGTTATCCTTTGCGCCTTTGAATTCCTCTTCTGGAACCCATCCAAGGAGACGAGCTTCTTGTTCTACTTCCTGACCGCTGTCAGTATCAGTATCTTCATTCTCAAGACTCATGACTTAGCTCCTCATTATCTACCAGTGCAGCAAAGATATCTCGATCGTTTACAAAGCGGTACTGTTCACCATCCAAAGTACCTTCTGCCATATATCCACTGAACTTAGATACTAATACCTTGTCACCGACTTTAGCTCGTGGTTGAGGTTCATCATGCCACGCAGATGGGCCTATGGCGACAACTTGTGCCCGCTGCTCCAACATCTGAGATCGGCTCTTCACTTCATCGGGCAGCTGAATGAGTCCTTGCTGTCGCTCAGGTGTATATGGTCGAATAAGGATAGCTCGGCCAAGTGGAAATAGTCCTGAATTATTCATCACTGATTCCTAGAATATCTTGATAATCTAAATCGAGAATCATCTGGTAGGCACTACAAGCCCCAGTTGCTCCCGCGTTCTTAACTGCCATTGCCATATCGAAGCTGTCACTAAAACTACCGTTAGCCCATTGCTCTTTTAGCGTTTCCCTTCGCTTCCTCATAACTTCCATAACCAGCTGAGTCATTCCCTGTCCCTTCCAGCTGTCAAACTCTTCCTCACTCGGCATTGCCCTTGTTTGCGTTTGCACCTGATTCATTATTCATAGACTCCATCATAGCTTTAATTTGCATTTCGATCTTATCATTATTGTTCTTCAATGCTCCAAGCGCAGCATTGAAGGCCTGAATACGCTGATTACCCGGAACAGCGTTTGCATTAGCAAGGAAGAGCTGAGCCTTCGCTTCAATTTCAGCAATCTTAGATTGATTGATTGCCTGCTGTTGCTGGGCATCAAGGATTGCTACTTGCTTATCAAACTCCATCTGCTGAGTGGCAAGTTGAGACTTCATCTGTTGGATCTGAACCTTCACGTCAGGAAGTGGAGGTGGTAGATTAGCAGTACCCGGATATACTTGATCTATGTTATCAATGCCCAGTGTACGAAGGAATATCTTCTCCACAGTATCCGCATCATAACCAGGATTTCCCATCGCTGCTTGCTTTAACAGATTAGCCTGTGCAAATCGGGCAGCATCAGATATGATAGTGGGATCAGCAGCTGGAATGATAGAAGAGGGATCACCAGTAAAATCCTCACGGGCAATCGTCTCACCAGGCCCGCCGAAGGGCATACTAACTGGCAAGTAGATTGCATTCAACTGGAAGCCCTTCTTAAACTCCTGCTTAAAAGATCGCCAGATACGCTTGAAGATAGCAGAGTAAATCTTCTGCCCCTGCTCAACCATCGCCCTGCTAGTCTCCGCAGGAGTATTCTGACCAGGATTCTCCCCGGCCATCATATCGGTACTACCACTTACCCTATTGGAGTAATCAACGATGAAACTGAGGAGTTGAAATAGCACCGCTGATGGTTCTCGTACTTCCAGCGGGACAATTGACTTCCTGAGATCATCTCCTGTGGAGTCAACTCTTTGCCATCCAAAAGGAGCAAACTCATAGACACCACCTCTGATCTTTGCACCTCTTGCAAGAAATCCGCCAGCAGTGTTAGAAATAGTTCCGGCATCGAAGAGTTGATTGATAGCACTATCGACTGATTCATTTAGAGGCCCCAGGAGTGTGCCAAACCCTATATCCATGATACTCCCATCAGGGGAAGGGATAAAGGGAATCTTGGTGAAATATTCAGTTGCATTAATCCTTACAATCTCGCCTTGCTTGTTCCTTTCAATATCTTCTTCACGCTCAAAGCGAACAGTGATGCGAACAACTGTCTTGGATGACTCCTCAATGGTGATAATGTAAGGCTCATTATAACCATCTCCGTCTAGATCAAGGAGACAATGCTGCTCAAGGAACATAAAGGGAGTATTGTAGTTAGGCTGAGGAGGAGTAGCTCCACCACGCTTATCTGCACGCTGCTGACCTGGGGTCAGATTATTAACTGCATCAGCCTTGTACCAATCATCTTCAAGTATATCAGCAAAGATACCTCGCTTACACCTCTCATATACTTCATTACGAAAGAGAGGAATACGATGAGTCTTGGTAGGACAAGTTTCAACTGACTTGGCATAGTAGTCCAGTACAAGGTCTTGGGCCAAAACAAAATTACTTAGATTGTGGCCAACACTAGCCTCATAATAAGACTTTTTCCAACCCACACCTACAATTGCAGTTGATAGAAGTGATCGATCCGTTTGCTCTTCCCAACTCTCATCCTGCTCAAGATACTGCCAGGACATAAACTTCCCGATACGGCCGGCACGAGCAGTAATACTTCCATCAGGGTCAGAACCCATTGTCCTGCAGTGAACAAGAGAGCGTCCATTCACAATAGCAGGATATGCCCGAGCGTGAAACTGTAAGCAAGCGATAGTAATAATGGGAAACTTAACATTGGAGCAACCCTGCCAAGGAAAAGTTTTCTGCTCTTGAACTTGCATAGCTAAATCCATAGCAGCTTGCATCCTCCTACTCCAACCTTCCCTGGATGTAACATCCCGATCATAGCACTCCCAAGCCCACGCACCAATCTTCTTCAAATCATCTTCAGAGAACCGGTCACATAAGTTTGAGGATGCAATAGCTGCAGCATCCAATTCAATGTAGCTATCAAGTTCCAACATATCATTTAACCCTGTACTTACCGGCGCCCATCGTAGACATAGTCTTCCTAGCAGTATTCTTCCTCAAAGTAGGCCCGATAGGAGGAGTTGGAGTGTACTGCTGAGGAGTAGGAGCATTACCCTGCCCAGTGGAGTATCCTACATAGCCAGAAGGAGTTCTAGATGATCGGGGTATAATGGTGTCATTCTGGTTAACAACATTTGTACGTCGCTTCTGTCCAACACCAGTAACTTTACGAGCAATAGGATCAAGCTTCATGCCAGTACGTGCAATAGGATCAACTTTCGTCACGACCTTTGCAACTTTCTTAACATCCTTAAAAGGTTTCTTAATCATCTTCTTGAGGAATCCCATAACACTTCTCCTATATTATAGACGTGTCCCAAATTGGGACATAACTTAATACCCGGTACAGCTACGTTTATCAAAACCTCTTGCATTGTGTCGCATGACTTCCTCTTCTTCTTCCTCGAGGAAATCATCTTCTTCTACTTCTGGCTCCTTATCCAATCCAAGACAGAGAGTGGCGGTAGAGTCAAACTGATCATCTGCCTTGGCATCACTTACTCCGGTGAACATCAGAAGTTCATGTTCATAAGCTGGATACCAATCAGCCTGCTTATTAAATAGAACATTTCCCGCTTTCATTCTTCGCTGAAGGGAACGTCCTCGAACTGCCTTATCCTTCTGTGGATGGAGTACGACAAAATTAATATAAGTATCCCGAGCATCCATTTCCTTTACAATAAAGGGATAAACTGACAACCAAATCTGTCCACCCTCAACAAAGAATATCTGTGGACGCCACATAGCGTTGATAAGAAAAATCTCATCAATCCACTCACCAGTGTCCCACCTGTTAACCCTCTGATCTACTATATTAACTTTCTTACTAACACCAACACCGCCAACTGTGAAGGACGTCCGGTTAGCCATATCCCTCTTACTGACAGCAAAATCTGCACCTACATAAAATAACTTCTCCGAATCAAGATCATCCGGATGCATAGGGATAAAGTGTTCCTTTTTAAGGTAGGCATCATTATTATCCTGTGGAGTGTTTAAGAACTCTTGAGAGTAACCACCGGCATCACCATCTTCCTCAAACTCCTCCTGTCTTGCCCTTAAATCCTCCTTCGACCAGCGCTGTGGCCAGAGGATATTGGAGAAGTCAGAATAACCTTCATGGGCTTTGAAGAATAGATGCTTCCATGTTTTATTCTTTACCAACCTTGATAGCAAGGAATCTTCATGCAGAACAGTCCCATGTACTCTAATCTTACCAGACTTGGACAATGCTTGCTTAGCCGCTCGAAAGAACCACCGCCTAAACTTTGCTCTTCGATCCTTATTCTCAACTTGCTCATCATCTTCCATGTCATCACAGACAATCAAGTTAGGTCGCTTACCCTTCCACATAGCACCGCGAATCTTCTGCTCAGCACCTCTAGCAAGAACGCGTGCCCGGTGACCATCATCGAAAACTACGATGATCTCAGTCTTCTGATCTGAATCAAAGTGGTGTACACCAAACTCCGACCGCAAATCCTGATTAGTATGCAACTCCTCAGAAATATTGGAAAGTTGCTCAGCTGCCTTATCTTCAGTGGAACCAATCAGAATAATATAATCACTTGTCCTGAAGCACATCTCTGCAAGGATATAATCAAAGGTCAGGGCAGTAGACTTAGCATGATCTCGTGGAGCTATAACCATACATTGCTTATGTGAGCTAGCATACAGTTCCCATGAAGTACGATGGAAAGGCGGAGTAGGCTTCGCATCATC